AATCGTGACTATCGGGAGCTACAGGCAAAGAAGAATAGTATGCTAAAGGAAATGAGAGGGACCAGAGAACAAAGGGTCAAGAGGTTGGAAGATAGTAAACAGAGCTTTACGGGTTGGATGATTTATCTAATGACACATCCAGAAGAGGCGAATAAATACGGATTAGAGATGGAGAAAATGAGACTGGCGAAGGATGCGGAAAAGAATAGGCTCTCGCAATTGCATCAGTACGAAGATGGTGGCATAGACCAACCATTCTTAACGCCAGATACGACAAAGGGGGGATGATATGATAAGGAACAATATGAAAGCAATTATATTCGGAATCACGGGACAAGATGGTAGCCATCTCGCAGATCTTCTACTTGCGAAAGGCTATAAGGTAGTAGGGGTAGCACGTAGGTCGAGTGTAGACAACACCCAACGTGTCAAACATCTACTAGGGGTGGATGGTTTCGAGTTGGTATCAGGTGATATTACCGATTGCCACAGCATCACGAGCATACTCAGGGAAAACGATGATGTGAACGAAGTTTATAACCTAGCAGCACAGTCGCATGTCGCCGTATCCTTTAAGCAGCCCGGCCTAACCTGGGACGCAACCGCCAAAGGGTGCATGAATATACTACAGTCTCTAGTAGATCTTGGAATGATTAGTACAAGGTTCTATCAGGCAAGCAGTAGTGAGATGTTTGGTAAAGAGTTTGACACAACGGAAGTTCCTGTTGATCTTGTCGCTCCATTTGATGGACCGTCTTCGGAAATATTGAAATACCAAAACGAAGATACAAAATTCCTACCACAAAGCCCCTACGCAATAGCTAAATGTGCCGCACACTACATGACCCGACTATTCCGCGAGGGGTATGGGTTACACGCAAGTGCCGGAATCTTGTTTAATCATGAAGGTCCACGCAGAGGCGAGGATTTTGTTACAAGAAAGATTACAAAGTGGATTGGTGAATTTGTAAGATGGGTAGATGGTAAGGAAAATATAATTACCGGAGATCAGGATAGTATTCAGAGTTTAGATCCTATTGACAGGTTTCCAAAGCTACGTCTAGGTAACTTAGAAGCATTCCGAGATTGGGGGTACGCAGGAGACTATGTGGAAGCCATGTGGATGATGCTTCAACAGGACAGTCCTGATGATTATGTCATCTGCACGGGTAAGACCCATACGATTCGTAAGTTACTAGACGTAGCCTTTTCACACGTAGGCATAAAGGACTGGTCGGAATATGTAGTACAAGACCCAGAATTCTACAGACCGGCAGAAGTAGACTATTTAAGAGGGGACAACCAAAAGGCTAAGAGTGTCCTAGGTTGGGAGCCTAAACACTCTTTTGAAGACCTTGTTAAGATGATGGTAGAAAGCGATACAGACGATGTAAAATGAAACTATACAAAGTAAAACTATCCATGAGCCTAATCCACCAGAGACTAAATGGGTTCAGGCTAGGAAAATACAACTATGTGGACCCAATAATATTCGTAGAAGCAGACGATCCAGACGAAGCCTGTCACGACTCGGTATACGGCCTTTATGAATCAATGATAAAACAAGACGACTCTTTAGAGACCAAGCTTCTATTTAGAGATATAGTTTACGATATAAGGGTCACGAAGGTTTATATACCATGAGAAGAAGAAACTACGAAGATCCCATCTACAAAGACTGGAGAATGGCTGTCTACAAAAGAGACAAATTCAGATGCCAGATGCCGGGTTGTAAATCAAAGAGCAAGGTGCAGGCACACCACATTAGAAAATGGTCTACGGCTTCTGCCTTAAGGTACGATATAGACAACGGAATTACTCTATGTAGAAATTGCCACGACGGCATAAGCAAAGCCGAGGAACACTACGAGTCTCTGTTTATTGAGATAGTAAGGGGCAAAAGATGACATTCAAAAAGGCACCTCCTTTTACCGTAATAAAAGACACAAGAGAACAAGAAGGGTATACCTTCGTCAAATATAAAACGAGATACCACTCGTGTGACGGAATGATTACCAAAAAACTTGACACAGGCGACTATAGCTTGCTTGGGTTTGAAGATAAAATATGCATAGAAAGAAAAGCAAGCACCGCTGAGTTGGCAACCAACTTGGGTCAGGATAAACATAGATTTATGGCCGAGATAGAAAGAATGAAACCTTTCCCCCATAAGTTTATAATCCTTGAATTCTCTATGGAAGACCTAATGGTTTTCCCGGAAGAGTCAGGGATACCGGAAGAGAAGTGGGGTTCTATAAAAGTTACCAATAAATATATGATGAAAATGCTAATGGAGTTTGGACTTTATGATGACATTCACGTTTTATTCTGCGGTAGTAGAAAAAATGCTAAACTTACAACCACTAGTATTCTCAAAAGAATAAATGAGATGTACACAGTCGGGAGAAAGTCATGAACAGAAACTATCCTATTGAAGAAATCCACACCTACGGAGTAGACATAGAAAACAGAATAATCTATGCAAGCTCAGAGATAGACATAGAGGGGGAAGAGAACGGGGTTGATTACAAGATGGCCTCAAAGTTCCTTAAAAATGTTGATTTCCTCAACAGGCTAAGTAGTAAGGTTATTACAGTAAAGATGATGAATTGCGGAGGCGATTGGAATTATGGAATGGCAATGTATGATTGTATAAAAAAGTCAAAAGCACAGATTAATACAATTTCTTACGCCCACGCTAGATCCATGAGTTCTATTATCCCACAAGCCTCTAAGGTAAGATACATTTCTAAACATGCAGACTTCATGGTTCACTATGGTGAGTATGGCGATTCGGGAGATATGAGAAAGGTAGTCAGCGGAATTAAACACTACGAGTCACAGAATAAAGTGATGTTAGATATCTATGCAGAGAGATGTGTCAATGGGGAGTTCTTTAGCTCCAAAAACTACTCAGTAGAAGATACCGCAAAGTTTATAGAAGAACAAATAGACAAGAAAACGGACTGGTGGATAACAGCCCAAGAGTCTGTCTATTATGGATTTATGGATAAGGTTGTATAGTGTCAAAAATATTAAAAGATATAAATGAAGCATGGCTGGGCGTATCAGTGAATGATGCGGACCTGTTTAACCCCTTGTCAATATTCGATCCTGGTGATGATGAGTTTCACCTAAAGCTAACATGGCTTATGACAAGGCCAGAGTACTTCTCTTTTCTTTGCAAGCAGATATTTAATATAACGATTCTACCATCGCAGGCTTTGATTCTTGAGGAGTTATGGAACAGAAAATTCCCAATGCTTATTGCTAGTCGAGGCTTTGGTAAATCTTTTATATTGTCCTTATACTCTATGATGAGAGCCTTGTTGATACCTCAAAGGAAGATTGTTGTAGTTGGTGCAGCTTTCCGGCAATCCAAGGTTCTCTTTGAATATATGGAGACTATTTGGAACAACTCCCCTATGCTACGGGATATATGTGACAGAGACAGTGGACCCAGAAGAGATGTTGACAGGTGTGTAATGAGGATTAACGAAAGTCGCATTACTTGCCTACCTCTAGGTGACGGTCAGAAGATTAGAGGGCAGCGAGCAAACGATATTATTAGTGACGAATTTGCTTCCATACCAAGGGACATTTTTGAGACAGTGGTCGCTGGTTTTGCGGCTGTCAGCTCGGACCCAATAGAGAACGTAAAAAAGGTTGCCTCAAGGAAAAAAGCAAAAGAGCACGGAGTAGAGATAAGGGAAAATTCAGGCACTACCGTGGAAAACAAAGACAACCAAATAATCTTATCTGGTACGGCATACTATGACTTTAACCACTTCGCCACATACTGGAAGAAATGGAAGTCTATAATTAACAGCGGAGGAGAGAAGAGTAAGCTCAGAGAGATATTTGGGGGAGAGGACGCTCCTCCAGATTTTGACTGGCGTGAGTATTCAGTTATGCGTATACCCTACGAACTTCTCCCAGAGGGCTTCATGGACGCCTCACAGGTCGCTAGATCGAAGGCAACCGTACATGCTGGAATATATCAGATGGAGTTCGGAGCGTGCTTTACACGCGATTCTCAGGGCTTCTTCAAGCGTACCCTGATAGAGAACTGCGTCTGTAGCGAAGAGAACAACATTAGGGATTCAAAAGATGAACCCGTTGTTTACAAAGCTAAGCTAATGGGGGATAAAGACAAGAGATATGTGTTTGGTGTAGACCCGGCTTCAGAAGTAGACAACTTTAGTATAATTGTAATGGAGCTAGATAGCAACAGCAAAAAGATTGTTTATTGCTGGACAACCACAAGGGATAAGCATAGGGAAAAGATTAAGAAGGGTTTCTCCAAAGAGAAGGATTTCTATGCCTACTGCGCAAGAAAAATAAGGGACTTGATGAGACTGTTCCCCTGCATACACGTCGCTATGGATGCGCAGGGCGGTGGGATTGCGGTAATGGAGTCCCTACATGATACAGATAAGATCCAAGAGGGAGAACACGCAATTTGGCCAGTTATAGACTACGACAAACCTCAAGATACAGACAATGAGAAGGGTCTCCATATCCTTGAGATGTGTCAATTTGCAAGATATGACTGGTTAGCGGAAGCTAATCACGGGCTAAGGAAAGATTTTGAAGATAAAAATACTCTATTCCCGATGTTTGACTCTATTAGTTTGAGTGTCTCAAATGCCGAAGACGGGATAAAGGGTCGAATGTTTGACACCCTAGAAGAGTGCGTTCTTGAAATTGAAGAACTTAAAGATGAGCTAGCAATGATCCAGATGACGCAGACCTCAGCGGGCAGAGACAGGTGGGACACCCCAGAAGTTATTGTCGCCGCAGGGAAGAAGAATAAAATGAGAAAGGACAGGTACTCCGCACTGATCATGGCAAACATGGCAGCTAGGACGATGAACAGAACCCCGACTGAAGAAGACCACCAATTTTACGGAGGTTTTGCTACCATGAGAGAGGGAGAAGGCAAACAGGGGAAAATGTATTCTAATGGCCCAGGTTGGTTCACTGAGGGAATGGGCAATGTCTACTAAATTTGTGTATACTTTATAGTACTCATTACATTCTGAATACATTCTAATTAAAGGGACTACCATGAGCGACCAGTTTTCAGTAACCTGGGACGAACTTGACAAAAACTCCAAATCTCTTGCTATGGAGGAGTACTCACAGGCGGGAAGTGCCTATGGTGGTGCATACAAATCCCAAGGCTCACACTCTAGGGACTTCAGAGATATAGAGTCGAACAGAAGTGTGCGTTCAGGGTTTACCCGGCAGGATTTTGATGCGTTTAGGCCAGGAGAACAGGTTCCCCGTCGCCAAAAAAGAATCATTAAAATGAGCATGGAAGCTTACGATAAGGTTGGCATTATCAGAAATGTCATCGATCTGATGGGGGACTTTGGTAGTCAGGGAATAAATATCGTACATGAGAACAAAAGTGTTGAAAGTTTTTATAAACAATGGTTCAAGAGGATAGAGGGAAAAGAAAGATCTGAAAGATTTCTTAACCTACTATACAGAGCTGGCAATGTATTATGCTACCGCAGTAGCGCAAAAATCACACCAGCCGTGAAGAAATACATTAAATCTCTGGGCGCTGACATAAAGGTCCAGGTTCCTAAGTTTGACGAAAGAACAATTCCTTGGCGTTACAACTTTCTTAATCCAGTATCAGTAGATTCAATAAACGGAAAAATGAACCTGATGTTTGGAAGAAAAGAATTCCAGATAAAATCAAGTTCCTTTGTAGACAATTCCCGTGACGGCACGATCCCGTCCCAATATCTAGATACACTCCCTGCTGATATTAAGAATAAAATCAACAAGGGCGAAAACAAGATACCACTTGATCCAGACAGACTGAACGTTTTTTATTACAAAAAGGATGACTGGCTTGAGTGGGCCAACCCGATGATTTATGCCATCCTAGACGATATCATAATGCTGGAAAAGATGAGATTGGCAGACTTAGCAGCCCTAGACGGCGCTATCTCCAATACAAGACTGTGGACCCTGGGGAATCTTGAGCATAGAATCCTACCGACAAAAGAGGGTATAGACAAGGTAAGGGATGTATTGGTCAGCAATACAGGCGGCGGTACTAGAGAATTAGTCTGGGGACCAGAACTCTCATATACTGAGTCTAATAGCCAGGTGTACAAGTTCTTAGGGTCAGAGAAATACGACTCTGTACTAAACGCTATATATGCTGGACTTGGTGTTCCCCCAACCCTTACTGGTGCTCCTGGTAACGGCGGCGGGTTTACCAATAACTTTATATCACTAAAAACCCTAGTAGAAAGACTGCAATACGGCAGAGAACTTCTCACTCGGTTTTGGGAGAAGGAAATTGAGATTGTCAGGAAGTCAATGGGCTTTAAGAAGCCTGCACACGTAGCGTTTGATCAGATGAGCCTGTCTGACGAAACGTCTGAAAAGAACCTGCTTATACAATTGGCTGATAGAGATATAATTAGTCACGAGACTATACTTGAAAGATTCAAAGAGATACCATCAATCGAAAAAATTAGACTTAAGAGAGAATCTAGAGAGAGAGATAAGGAAAGCTTACCAGAAAAGGCTAGCCCTTATCATAACCCTCAGCACGATAAGGACTTGGAAAAGATTGCCCTTCAAACCAACAAAATGACACCTAGTGATGTTGGCCTGGAGACTAGTATTCCAGATGCTGATATACTAAAGATGTCTAAACCAGACCCTCCTGCTGCTGGACCGGGGATTCCTAATAAACCTAAACCTCCGTCCCAGAATGGTAGGCCTCCACTAAAGAAAGATGACGGCCCCAGAAAGAAACGCACAGAAACACCAAGGTCAAAACCTGGGGTGGCAGACCTCATCGTATGGACGCAAGACTCCTTCGATAAAATTTCAGAGGTTACTACTGCTGCTTACCTTGGGATGAAAGGCAAGGCTAATATGAGAAAGCTTACAAAAGCAGAGGTTTCAGACCTGGAGAAATTAAAACTAGACATTCTTACTAATGTAGAGTTAATGTCAGACGTGACGGCTGAATCCATAAAATCCACATTGGCATCTAACAAGAAGACCCCTGCGGTTATGGTGAAAACCCTAAAAGATCTTAACATAGCAACGTCTAATATGTCTATAGATGAGTATAAAAAGAGGTCCATAGGCACATTTATAGAGCTTGTTATGGGGGATAGAATGTAGAATTCCAACTTTTTTCTTTTTTTTGTGTATAATTCACAGAGGTATAAAATCTATGAAAGAAATTAAGATATTTCAGTCAGAAATAGACGACGATGTTGGTGAACTCGTAAAGAGTACGGCCAGCGTTGCGTATTGTTCTGAGGCAACCGTCCATAAGGGCACGGTAGAAGCTGCTAAGAATGTCATTCTTAAGAATTGTAGCTCCGACATCCTTGAAAGGGTTGTTGCAGAAAACAAAGATCAAGTAGACCTCTACTATCTAGAGTCTGTTTTAGTTTCTACGGGCTGGAATAAAAACGACGACGTATTTATGTCAGAGGCAACTTGGAAAGCCAGGGCTACCCCAGAAGACAAACAGTTCAACTTTATGCACAACGAAAATGATATCATTGGACATATTACTGGGTCTTACGTACTTTCAAAAGAGGGCAAGAAGGTAGATACAGACGAGAGACCGGAAGATTTTGACATTATAACTCAGGCGGTCCTGTATAACAGTTGGACCGATCCAGAAAACAGCGACAGGATGAGTAAAATCATTTCCGAGATAGAGGATAAAAAGTGGTTTGTTTCTATGGAGTGTTTATTTGCGGGATTTGATTACGCCTTGACCAATAAAGAAGGTCAGGCAAAAGTCCTAGCAAGAGACGAAGAGTCGGCATTCTTAACAAAACACTTAAGGGCTTACGGGGGTGAAGGGGAGTATGAAGGCTATAAGATTGGTAGAGCCTTAAAGAATATAGCTTTCTCGGGAAAAGGCTTGGTTGGA